CCTTGAGTATCGCCTTGATGAGCGCCAGCGCGGCGCGCTTGAGCTTGCCTCCATCTCCGGCGTCTGGCCCGAACTCGTCGCAGTAGTAGGCCGCGTCGTCGAGCAGTTCGTAAACCTCAAAATCAAAGGGGTCGATCTCAACGCGCTCGTCAGTTCCGTAGTTTTTCGGCGTGTCAAGATCGCGCCCAAAGTGATCCCAATAAAAATAGGAGGGGATTTGGAGGTATTTGGGTTTCGTGATGGTCATTTCGGTGGGCGGTGTTGGGGTTGTGGATTAGAGGCTCGTGCCGATCATAAGGAAAGGCATTGCAATAATTGCAAGGAGAAGAGCAAGGAGCATAAAAGCAGGGCAAACAAAGAAAGCCAGCATTGCGGAAATTGCGCCAGCGAAGCCAAGGACAGCGGAGAGGGTTACAAGGGTATTGGATATGGTGTTTTTCATTACAGGGAAAAGGATAAAAGAATCTGCAAAGGATTGCAACAAGAAAAAGAAAGAATATTTTCATCCCTTTTAAAGAGTTGGCATGATTCTTGAAAGTTCCGAAAAGGATATTTCAATGGGTACAGTCTACCACAAAGGTCACCTAAACTCGATACAGAGCATCCTAGAGCGTTTTAGAGGCAATAACTTTGTCACCCTTTTGATCATTCTTTTAGAATATTTTATGTCTACACCTTATCACTTTATTCTTGACGGTTTCCAATTCCCCCCGTTACAATGATACATCGAACAAGCCCCCCTTTCCTGCTTCTTAATCCCTTTTAGTTCAAGACTGAAAATCCGAAAGCGCACTTGCCCTTTGATTCGCAAGTCTCCTCTCGGATTGATACTCATCAAAAAAGGTCTTTGACTCGTTCTTTCGGCCTCGGTATTTTCCCGCCACTATGTCAAGACCACTCTCCACTAAGCAAAAACGCTTTGTCGACAATTTCGTCCTGAAACAATTAAGCATCGCCGAAAGTGTTAGACGTGCAGGCTACAATTTTAAATCGGGACGATCAGAGGATTACGGAAGTTATGGGTGCAAGCTCCTGAAGCAGGAAAGAGTCGCTTCCTATGTGAGAAAACTTCGGGAAAGAGCCTTTGAAAAGCAGGCATTGTCCCTGGCAGAGAAAAGGGCTTTTCTGGCGCGTGCTCTGCGTTCTCCGGTTGGGGAACTACACGAGGGAAGTGATCTAGCTCAGGAAGTGACGGTTACTGAAGGGAAGGAGGGAACGGTGAAGCGGATCAAGGGAGTCGACAAGATTAGGGCAATCGAAGTCGACAACCGGATGGCGGGACACGATTACAAGGACAGGGAACCACAAGCAAATAATCCTTTCTTATTCATTGTCTCTCTAGGTAAGACACCTGGTATTGGTGAAGGGATTGATGCCCTGCCAATGGCGAAGGCTACCGTGGTAGATGCGGAGACTCTCCCGGCATAGCAGCAGGTCTCACTCCAACAGCACACTCCAGCGGGATGCCTTGCGCTCCCGCCCAGCACAAAGGCCTTGCCCTTGCCACGGTGGGGAATCCTATAGGGACTGCGATCGGGTGGTGGGGAGGGGGTACAACACCGGGGTATATGGCGGTGGTGTGCGACATAGGCTAATGAAAAAAAATCCTTATTGGGGAGTTTCCCTTATTGAAAGATCCTTGTAGGATATAGAAGAGTGCTTGACATAGGATTGGGGTAAATGTAAAGAAGTGTGGAATGACATTGAGATACCCACCGGAGGATTTGAAGAAGCCTAGTATTATGTTGCTTCGTAGTTTGGCATTGAAGTTGAGGTTGGAGGTGAGCAAGGAGCCGGGAGGGTATGGAGGGTTGAGGATGGAGAGGAAGAGGTTGGGGGAGATGTTGAAGGAGAAAATCCAAGATCCAAGGTTGAGTGAGATGGACAGGGATACGATCAAGTATCTGGAATAGGGCTAGAATGAGTTTATAGGCCCGTGGTGAAGTTTTTATTGCCAAGAGGCATGGATGGAGGCAAAGTGTATTTGCTTGCCATCAAAGAGGGGCATCTGGAAATATCTGGGTGTAGCGACCTGTATGGTAAGTCCAATTTAATAGAACCCCTCAAGCCTCTTAACAATGCTCAAACAGAGGGGTCATCAATCACGAAGAAATGGCAGTAGGATCGTGACCCCTGCATCCCTGATAAGGATGTCTGCCATTCTCCAATTTACCCCCACACCTCTGCCAGCGAGCAAGTGCCAAAGGGGGTTCTTTGTTTTAAAAGGAAAACCCCATCCAGCCGTTAGACCAGATGGGGTTAGCTTTCTCCTGATTCCCCACCTCAACCTGTCAGGTTTTGGTGCAGGAGAAATTATGGATGAGGATTACTTACCGCAGAAGTCGCATTCGCTTTCTTCGTCTTCTTCCTCAACATCAAATTCAATATCAATGTGATCATTGATGTACTCAAAAAGGCTTGAGAGGGTGTCGTGGATGGAAACGATGACCTCTTGGAGCTTCTCGTTCTCTTCAATCAGTTGTTCTTTGCTTGGCATATGGTTTTTTGGTTGGGGTTTTCTAGCGGCAGTCAGACTACCCGACTACCTCCCAATGTCAAGATTGGCTACCGGACATGGATTTGAACCATGACTAGGAGAGTCAAAGTCTCCTGTGCTACCCTTACACCATCCGGTAATGATTACTTTCTTGGCCTTCCACGGCCCCTAGAAATCGTCGGGCGAGTATTCCAGACTGCACGACCATAAATCGTTTTCCTAGCCAATTCTTCGGGCAATCTTAAAACGTAGTGCTTTAACCAGAGTTTCTCTTCAGGCCCCAAATCCCCCACAATCACGCTGTAATCCTCCCCCATGTCTGCCAGCTTTTTTGCCGCATCCAATAATTCTTTTTGTGTATTCATTTATTTTAGAAAAAAGACTTGATCTTGAAAAAAAATTCGCTTATAGCGGCTTTGGTATGAATAACCTATTCAACAAAGATGCACTTGAAAAGGTGTGTGATGAATGCGGTGGAACAGGCCATGATTGGTACGACGATGCCCAAGGCGAACCTTGCTGGAAATGCAATGGAACCGGACACGTTGCCACCAATGAAGGAAAGGCAATCCTCCAACTCATTGCTCACCATCAGGGGCATCTTCTCCAATTTGCTTAAAGTTTGGTTTCCGTAAGTGCGGCAGTAAAATGCCTCACTAGGAAATCAACCGTATAGGCTAGACCTTCATCTACGCCTTCAGCCTCTTTTATTCTACACGACTTCAAGATAGCGTTGGCAATGTGGATGCATTCATGGGAAAGAATACCAAAGCATTCCGCATCATTCTGCCACTTGGTAAGGAAAATCACATTCACGGCCCCTGTTACTGAAATAGCCGCTGAAGAATCAAGATCATGGAATTCTTCTTTGTGAAGATTTGGGAACTTTTTGCTATACCAGTACTCTGCTTGTTTTCTAGTCACAGGCCACACCAACCAACAGGAATCTTTCCAGAGGTCTATGTGAAGCAAATATGACTTCATAAAATCAATCGGTAGTAATTTTTTCTCACTTGGGTTCCATGAGAAAAGATGGCAAATTTTTTGATCTCAACTTTGCCCTCTTCATTCAGTTGACGGAGCTTAATCTTTGCCTGTGTTGTTTTCCTATTCAACAACTTGCAAATCTGTTCAATAGAAAGCCAATCCTCACCTAGCTTTTCTTCTTCTCCAAGGACTTCCTTCCATTTGTCTAAATTTCTAATGGAAGATAATAGATCAGCTTCGGATGGGTTTTGTTTCTTCAGGGGCATACTGTATGAGTTTGGTTGCTGGAAGTTCTCCCTCTTCACATCCTCTCCAATCAAGGATGCCGAATCCGGGGCGACAAATGGAATCACCTACGACCTTGTGACCGTATCTGGTCAACAACTGCCAAGCAGGGCTAACCATGAAGATGCCATTGCCATCATTGAAAACTCCTCCAGTATGCCTGTGACCTCGGAGATAGACAGTAGGAACTTTGTGACCAACACGGGAGTAATTCTGACGGGCATTCCCCATGCTGATACTCATGGCTCCAGCTTCAAGGTATGCCCTAGAACTGGTCGGCATATGATGGGCAATATCAATGAGCGTTCCATTGATTTCAACAAGCCCTTTGTCCCCAAGCCAGACTGCACCAATTTCTTTGGCAATCATCTTTTCCCAATCTCCCGTATGGCATTCAGTTCCTGCCGTCATGTAAATCTTGGATGCTCGTTTAGCCAAGGGCTTGAGACATTCAATAGCCGCAAGACTATGATCCAGATTCAACGCCGCAACAATTTCACTACTTCCGTGATGGCGACCCTCAATGCAATCTCCATTAATAAACAATACAAATGGATCTTTGCCGAAATACTTTTTAATCTTTTCATCTTTATCCTGCCAGCAATCCCATAGCCAACGCTGATGGAGATTGTTACCAAGCCCGATTTTGTTTCCGGTGCTGGTAATATGATTGTCAGGCCACAATCCTACGACTGAACCGCAATGGAGGTCGGAAACAATAACTGCTCCGACAGGTTTTTTAGTCATGTGATTGGTGCGGCAAAGATTGTGGTGGTCTGTCTGCGACGAGGTTCTTTAACAGAGTACTAGCATCACGCAAGGAAATTTCTTCTTCCTCCATCATATTTGCCAACAATTCCACCAACTTGATTCTTTCCGACAGATGATACAGATAGCTAATAAGATCCAACTGTTCGTCCCTTAAATTCTTGGCATACCATGCCGCTCCAGCAGTCCAGAACTGACTCTTATGTTCTTTGCTACCGGAGATGTATTTATTTACACCGTGAAGATACGCATCACTCCAGATTTCAGCCGCATCGTTTTCCGGTGTCATAGGATTATTTACTTCTAGGCTTTCGTTTGGATTTCTTGCGAACTCCATATCCGACCCTAGCAGGACGCAAATGTGCATTTGGTTTAGCGGAAGCTGTGGTTGCTGTCTTTGTCATTTTGACTTTTTGCCGTGATGCCATTTAGCGGCATTTTGGGCAAATGTTGCCATCTTACGAACAGCAGGATTCTTGCTATGCTTCAACTGTTCCGTGGTCTTGCCTGTCTTTTTCTTGATCGCCGTGAAGCGACCCTTGTGGCTTTCCTTGATGTGGATGCCGCTTTTCTTTGTTGCCATATTTTTACAGAGTAGTTGTGAATCTTTGCCAGAGATTCGGTGGTCTGAATTGACTTGCGACATTGCATATGTGGCAAGGGTAGCCATTGCAAGCACTTAATTCACGATGGCAATTAGGGCAAAGCCCGTTAACGTAGGCAATCCATCCAACAAATTTAAGGAACGCTTTCTTCATTAAAATGTGATGTGCATGACTTGGCAGGAACAGTCCGCACCATTCTTGTCTGCCTCATCAATGTCAGCAAAGATCACAGAGTTATTGAACTTGTCCATCGTAGTCAACATCCATTCCATGCTCTTGCGATACTGATGGTATTCAGGCTGGAACATACCACTGATGACAATGTTTTTATCAGGAATGCGTATCAAGTTGGTAGCACCAGTTGCCTCCATCTCCTTCGGAACGACAATGATGTTCGCAAGTTTTTCAAGACGCTTGAAGGATTCTGAATCAATACCAGAACGGCAAACCATGAAGTTTTCAGGATCAATGACATGGATGCAACAATCCAGATGGTAAAGATCATCACTCACCATCTTCATGGGAATGATTTCAATACCCGCCTTTTTGGAAATCCATTCCTGTGCCCTCCAATCAGAGAACTTTCCGTAACCGCCAAAATACGTTTTGTCTTTCCAGTACTTGGTTTCAGCTTCTCCCTCCCAATAATGAGGAGGCTGAAGAACTGTGTATCCCATCTTTTCAAAGAACCTACGTCCCGGCTCTTCTTCAATCTGACGACCATCAGCACTCATCTTCGCAATGAAGATAAATGGATCGACGCTCAATCCAAGGTTGGCAACAAAGTGTTGATCCTGTGCCCCCTTGACCGGAGGAAGTTCAATGACTTTAACTCCAAGGGCAGTAATCAATCGTTTGATTCTGGTGTACTGACGCATTGCCCGTTCGGTGTCAATTTTTTGACCCTTCATGAACTTGTTGTTCGGGATAGCCGTGGACAAGTATTTAGGGGGACACATCAGGAAACTTGGCTTCCTTTTATACTGACCACCACCATATGGGGTAGAATCTGTCCCTTTAATAAGGCTAGAAACAGAAGAATCTATCCTTCCTTGGAGGACAGAAGGAATCATTGAACCGTTGCGAAATTCTTGAGGGGAGAACCTAGCCATAATTAATAATAAAGTATGACGTGCATTCAATAACAAGTCAATCGAATCCCAAGACTAAAGAAAAGCAAAAGATTAAAGGAAATCCCCCCCTTATCCCCCCACTTCATAAGCAGGAAAGCCTGTCAGAAAAGAAAAGAAACTTCTGCTCACCGAAAATCTGCAAGCAGAGTGTTTCTTCTCCTTCTCATCGGGTAAGGAGTTTTGATTCTCCAAAGCCGTTGTTCTTGGGTCATGTGGTACGCATTCACACCCACCCTCACTTGCTATAACGGGCAAGGGCCGCCAAGTGATGCGCCACCTGACGGCCCTTTATTTGGGGAGGGAAATCTGTTTATCAGAATGGCGCAATCATTCAGATTTTGAAAATATGCCACTAGAATCCAAATACGTCAACCCCTAAAATCCATCTTCGTCGCAACCACTTCCACCATAACCCCATTCATCATTCTCAATCTGCTCTTCAGCGTTGTGTTTGCTATGGATAAGTCGATCTTCCCAATCTCTGATTTCTAGGATGTCTAGGGATTCTTCGGTCTGATCAGCAAAAGTAAACTCAAGCCCTGCCCTTCGGAGCATCTCAACAGCATACGTCAAAGAGTCAGCCAAATCGGGCGACTTCTTGATACGTTGTTTCATGTCCAGCTTCTTTTCTACGGCAACTTTTCGTCCCTTGTGGAAATAAAGCCTACTGCAAAGTTCGCTTACCAATGCAGAATGCTTTTCAACATCAATGCCAACCAGACTTTGCGTTGACATTGCAGTATGAACTTGGAACCAAGACTCTGTAACTCGTCTATCGTATGCTTCTTTGGCAGTACGCTTATCCAAATTGCTGATTTTCCGTTCTGTAGGCATCCCCATAGAAGAAATAGGGGTAATGAACATTGCCTCTGGATGGAATTTTCCCCATTCAATGATGATTGCCCGTAGCATTTTGCCGCCATCACCGGAAATATCCAAACCAAAGTCCCTTGGGTGAACCCCATACTCCAAGCAGTCTTTAACAACTTGCATGGCAATGCTTTCTTCAAAAACATCCCCTACGGAAGTCTGATATTCTTTGGTTCCAAGGTAAAAACCAACCCTTCTACCAGTATCATTTGGCCCAAAACGGCAAAAAGTAGCGGCACAACGGTCTCCTCCAGCCGTAAATGCAGGGTCAAATCCACAAACTACCTTTGTTCTATCGCTCCAAATAGGTTCCCAAGCAATATCACAGGCTTGAATGAACTGTTTTGAAAAAATTGTAAGCTCAACAGAAGTATCAGGCCACCAACCATAGACATTTCGCCAATATTCTAGGGCATTTTTATTGCCATAGCATCGTTTTAGCGTTGCCGCTTCTCCCTGAATTGTCAAAAACCTATCAAATGGAGGTATTTCGGCATCTGGTTTCTTAAAGTTTGGGCTATCTTCTCCAGAAAGATGCAAGGCAACACCAGTTCTGGTCTTCCATTTATGGGTGTACCTATCAACGGAGTCCCATTCCAAAGGATGATCCGGTTGACACAACTCTGTGTGGGGATTGTTGGCAGTATTTGAGGGGTTTGCCATTCCTCCAAAGATAAAATCAGGATTTGCACCAAGGTTTACCCTTGTGTCCAAAGCATAAAGATCCATTTCAGCCAACTCATCCAAAAATAGCCGCATTCTGGCATTTTTACGTCCCCGTGTATTCTCTACAGAACGCTTTCCTTCTCCTCCACGGGGAAAAGCAAGGGCTTTAATGGCATTTGTATAGTCACGCTCGGCATCTTTTGTGTCAATAGACTCAAAAACAATCATCCTGCGGTACTCAACAAGGTTACCAATGCTGGTATCTTTGCCGTATTGAGCCTGTAGATTACGCATCGCAATTCGGTAAAGCGTACAAACTTTACCCCAAAGACGGTCTTCAGATGCATCCAAAGATGTGCTGGCAACGTAAGTTGATGTGCAATCAGGGGCACAAAGCCAATCAATAACGATGCAAGCCGCAACAGAGAAGGTCTTTCCACTACTTGCACAACCCGCAATACCCCAATCGTTCTCATTACAGAACAAATCAATGATGTCTAATGCGTAATTATTGGCGATTCCTTGTGAATGAAGTAAAACATCGTTGCCATAAATCAACTGAAAGCAGTTGACCATATGCTGTGCAGGGTTTTTGAGGTCTGTATCCTCTAGTCGGATACCCCTTTTGATCCTGTCACGCCTTCCAAACTCTCCGCGAGTCAAGCGATAAGCCGTAAGCTCACGGATGAATTGTGGAACATTCTCAAATATAGAAAGCCCGTAAGTTGTGTCTTTGGGTGGTTCCAAGATCAGTCCATTGTATTCCATGCAGAATAAAAGTTTGACTTATTTTATAAATGTCGGCAAGCATTAGGTTCACATGAGATTGAAAAACCCAAACGATGCCATTCCCGGTGGCCTGTGGTATCAATATAGCGACGATAAAGGTAACACCTATCGTGTAAATGGAATGGATCTGACTTTTGGAAGGCAGTTTGTCCAAAAGGTCAAATCAGACATGGCAAATAAGAATGTTGCCATACCAGAGAATTTAGAATATTTGATTGAGCAACAAATTTGTAAACGTATTGCTGGACAGTATTGCTGGCAGGAAGCTGGAGATGCTGTTGCAAACGTAATCCACAAGTTTGCAAATCTTGGAGATAAGGTTGCTTCTACATTTGGCATCAATGCCCAATTAGAAACACGGGCAAAAAATTGTCCAGCCTGTCAAAAACGTAGAGAAGCACTCAATAATATCACTCGGTAATGGCTAAAACAAAAAAGATCGTTAATCGTGAAGGTGTTTCTTCATGGGGTTTCAATACAGTTAATTCAAATGGTGTAGCCCCAACAAGCCGTGTTCAAACGGCAAACGATGCTTTTACAATTTGCTGGAACCTACGACTAGACAACGCTGGTCGTGAACGCAAGTGGGGGCGTATCTACAAATGCTACAAAGGTTTTCCTCCTACTGATTATAGTCAGGTAGCGTCAAGGCAGTTGCAGGGACAAAGTAATGTTCCATTCCGTCAAATGAAGTTCATTGTGGATAACCAGAAGTCCAGTTTTGTGGACATGGTTATGGAAAGGAATACTGCCGCAAACATTACCACAAAGGTTGGTAATCCTACTGAAAAAGAAATCTGGAGTAACATTATCAGTATTGGATTTGATAGGATGCTTCGTTCTTGGACATCCTATAACTACAACGTCGAGCTTGATGTTGAAGAGATGACCCTTTACGGAAAGGGATTTGAGATTGCAGAAGATCGTGATGGATGGCCAACCAAGAGTTTCCATAACTCTAATGTACTAATTCCAGATAAAACGTATGCAGACCTCACGAACTTGGGTGAGCTTTGCATTAAACGTAGCTACACCCCACTTGAGTTCTGGCTCAAGATTACAGGCGGGGAGGAAGATCCCGAAAAGGCCGAAAAACACGCCACGGATATGGGGTGGAATTTTTGGGCTTGCGTGGATGCCCTGCGTATGTTTACGACCAACTACCGTAACACTTATACCAATACGGAATGGTTGCGTGACGTTGCTTCAGGCAACATGAATCTTTCTCGCCTGTACACACTTCGTATTGAAGTTTACGAACTGTATATCATGGAGTTCAATGGAAGTATCTCCAAAATGCTTTTGCTCCAGAACTATGGTGGTCTTGTCCTTGGATACAAAGAAAATGGACGCAAGGATCTTACTGAAGAAGAATACCGTGATCAAACGGGATTCCTTTATTACAAAAAGGATTGGGTAGAAAAAGATGAAGATGGATGGGAGGACATCATTGCTCCCATTACCGACTCTACCGGAAGCGGCATTTGGCATGAAATCCAAGGTCTAGCTGAAGCTGTATTCATTCAATGCCGTGCCTACGACATCCATATGAATCGCTTCATGGATGCTGTTGATTGGAATACTCGCCTCATGTTTAAGGGGGGATCTGCTGAAGCAACCAAAAAGCTCAAGCAGATGGAGTGGTCTCCAATGCTGATCTTACCACAGGAAGTTGATCCTGTTCAGGTTCATGTAAATATCCCATTCCAAGAAGTTCTTTCGGGTATTCAATTCTATCAGGCCGATCTCTATAGGGGAATTGGTGCATACAATATTGGAAACTATTCCAAGACAGGGAAAGCCCGTACCAAGAAAGAAGCTGAATTGGATGCGGCTGAATCTGCAAAACTTCAAGGCACACAGATTCGTCGCTTCAATGATAACCAGACTCGCTGGCTCAAAATGCTCTACAAACGCATGAGCAGAACCACCAAGGGAGGATATGGTTACAAGCTCAAGCAAAAGTTTGTGGACTTCATGGAAGAAAATGGAGTTCCTGAAGAAGCATGGAAGTGGGAGAACATTGAAAACCTTGAGAGCAATATGCTTTCCGGTTCTGGAAGCCCTTCCTATAAATTGATGGCGGCTCAACAGACTGTTTCCCTTACCGGAATGACTCCGATGAATGAGGGGCAAGCAAATGCTATTGCTGATGCTATTGCCGCTCTCAATGGTAGGCAGAATGTTAATCGCTACATCAAGCAAACCAAGGTTGACATCCCTGATGAACAGGGAATCATCTCGATGGAAAACATTGGCATGACTGATCCAAAGGGCAACCCTGCGAACTTCAGGGTTTATCCTGACCAAAATCATGTCGAACACTTCAAGGCCCACTTCCAAGATGCCGCCGCATCCATGCAGGAAGCTCAAGCCGCAATGCAATCTGGTGGTCAGAATCCTCAAGCTCCAACCCGTGGTCAAGCCGCTCAAGGTATCTCGGAAGAAGCCCTTAATCTGGTGCGTGATATTTATGCCTGTCTCATGCGATTCAAGGGGCCGCATATGGTTGCACACCTTCAGTTTATTGAGAAAGATCCAACCAAGAAGCCAATGGCAAAGCAGTTTGCTCAACAGATGCAACAGCTTCAGCGTGGAACGGATGAGCTTGGAAGTCAGCTTGCACAGATTGAACAAGCTCGTCAGCAACAACAGGGCCAAGGCGGGACTCAAGATCCTGCACAAATCAAGCTACAGGCTCTTGTTGCCAAAGAAGCCATTCAGACTGACTCCCTCAAAAAGAAGGAATACATCAAACTTGCGGCAATGGCACAGAAGGCAAGCCTTCACAACGCCAATGCAATGGAAAAGGTTGCAACTGAACTTGCGACCAAGAGAGCGAAAGCCGCAAATGATATTCAGATTCATCGTGCAAAAGCCGCCCATAATATGCAAGCTATGCAGGATCAACATGAACAACAGTTGGTTCAGAACGACCAACAAAACGCACAAGACATGGCGGCTCAACAAGCCGCTATTGCTCAACAGGAACAAGTAACCACGCAAAACCCCGATCTCGGACAGCAAAATGGATAATCCAAACGTAGTAAATCTTGCCGCCGCTCTCATTAACGACAAGCGATATTCAGAACTAAAGACAGCAATTTATGAGGATCTTGTAACAAAAGATCACTCAACTGTAGTAGCAGTATTTCGTGCATTGCAAGACTATGCAACTAACGCTGAACAAAATACTTTTAATTCAGTAGAAAATTCACTAAAGTCCACAGTTGCTATTTCAAGAAATCAGTCTGATTACGATCCTGATCTTGACGAAAGCCTAACTGATGACGAAATTTCTCTTCGTAAGTAACCACACAACCACAAAAAACCATGTCTGAAACCGTAGCTGAACCCATCCAAACGCAAGCAACTATTGATTCTCAAGCCGCTCGTGATGCCGATAAAGCCGCAAGAGAAGCCGCAGTAAAGCAAGCCGATTCATTCTTCAGGTCTGAAATCAAAGAGGCCCCC